AGTTGTTACAGGTGCATTTCATGGAACAGATTATGCGACTGTTCCCGAAATACGCGAAAGCGCTATGATGATTGCGGTGGATATTTTTCAGGCAAGACAAGCATCAAACGCAGGTGGAATTTCACCTGATTTTCAACCTTCACCTTATCGCATGGGCAATACTTTAATTGCTAGAGTTCGTGGGTTAATTGCAAACCATTTAGCCCCCAATGGCTTGGTTGGCTAATGACGGTTGCCGTTACAACTCTCAGGTCAACCCTTGCGACAGCGTTAGAGAACGCTGGGGTGTGGCAGGTCTTTGCCTTTCCACCTGCTACACCCATTGCAAATTCAGTAATTGTCCAGCCGGATGACCCATATCTTGAACCGTCCAATAACATTTATTCAAGCGTTGCACCTAAGGCTAATTTTAAAATTGTAATGATCGTGCCAATGTTAGATAACCAAGGCAATCTAATTGGCATTGAAGATATGTTAGTTGGTGTATTTAATAAATTAGCAGCATCAACTACATTAAAAATAAGTGTTGGCAATGTATCCGCACCAACTGTTTTATCAGGTGTTGCCGGTGAAATGCTTACAGCAGAACTGTCCGTATCAATCATGACAAGTTGGAGTTAACAATGAGTGAAATTATAGATGTTCCTTCAGAGGACAAGGCTTGGCTTGAAAAAGTCGGGCAAGTAGCAAAAACAGATAAGCCAAAACCAGTCTCAAAGAAAGATGAGGAATAACCAATGGCTGTATTTCTAAATAACAAGGTCGGCGTAAAGGTTAATTCCGTTGACCTTTCTGACCATGTGACCGCCGTCACACTAAACCGTTCATTTGATGAACTTGAGGTCACCGCAATGGGTGATACAGGTCACAAATTCGTAAAAGGCTTGGAAGCGTCATCAGTGACAATTTCCTTCCTAAATGACACTGCTTCAGCAAATGTACTAGCAACCCTTCAGGCTGCATGGGGTACTTCAGTAACTGTTGTTCTATTACAGGAAAAACTAACTGCTGTTGGTGCAACAAACCCACTTTATACAATGACTTGCCTAGTAAATAACACCACCGACATTAACGGTGCAGTAGGCGATTTGGGTACTCAGGATGTAACATGGACTATCAACGGTGCAGTTGCCGTTGCTACAACAGGTACTTTCTAAGGAGTAATAAATGATTAAACTCAGAGTGTCCAAGGCTTCAGGGGAAGTGGCAGATTATGACATCACCCCTGCACTTGAGTATGCGTTTGAACAAAATTTCAAAACTGGATTTCACAAACGATTCAGAGACGAAGAACGGCAGTCGGATGTTTATTGGCTTTCATGGGAAGCCGAGCGCCGTGCCGGTGTAACAGTTGCACCATTTGGGGAAAAGTACCTAGAGACACTTGCAAAAGTAGAACTTATGGACGCTGATTCCCCAAATGGGTAACGCGGTATGATCTTACTTATTTAATTGCATCTTTAGCAGTTGAGACAGGCATACCGCATAGCGAATTTATTAACATGGATAGATCAATGTTTTTAGCAACATTGGCTTATTTAAAAGATAGATCAAAGAAGGTGGAAAATGCCAGTAGAGGTAAAAGGTATCGTTGAGGTTCAAAAAGCCTTAAAGAAGTTTGCGCCTGACCTTTACAAAGAGATGAACAAAGAAATTCGTTCCGCCATGCGTGAAGTTGTAAATGAAGCGAGAACTAATGTTCCAAATCAAATACAGGGTTTGAGTGGCTGGCAAGATCAAGGTAAGGAAGTAGTTTCTAGAACTGCTGGCAAAGCAAGAGGATTTCCTAAGTACAACCCAGATGTTATCCGTAAAGGTTTAACTTATTCTTTAGGGCGTTCACGCCGTAATTATTCTGGATTTGTTAATGTTTATAGATTATTAAACAGGTCTGCTGCCGGTGCTATTTATGAAACAGCAGGAAGAAAGAACCCTGATGGGCGAGCGCCTGTTCAAAGTACTTATTATCAAAATCAAATTACTCAGGGTACTGAAGGTTATTATTTTTACAAAGGCAAAAAGATTGCAAGGGCAACAAGAAACTATAACAGCAATAACCCTTTTGCAGGTTATCATTTTGTAAACTCTATTGATGATGAGGCTAGGCTAGAAAGTATTGGTAGAGGACGCAAGAACAAAGGTAGATTACTTTATGCTGCTTTTGCTAAAGATCAAGGTAAAGTAACTAAGGCAACTTTCAAGGCTATTGATACAGCCATTTTAAAATTTAATTCAAGTACAAAGCGTAGATTAGGACTTGCAGCATGAGTGCATCAGGTATTGAAATCCCAATTATCAGCACCTATAAAGACAAAGGCGTAAAGGCAGCAAACAAGTCACTTAATGTTTTAACTAAATCAGCCAAGACCTTAGGCATTGCTTTAGGTGCTTATCAAACTTTAAAATTTGGTAAAAGTTCCATTAAGGCTTTTGCAGATGATACAAAGGCAGCCAACCAATTATCTAAAACATTGCAAAACTTAGGGCAAAATTACGCAGTACTAAGTACTTCAGGATTTATTCAAAACTTGCAAAATACAACTGGAGTTTTAGATAATCAACTCCGCCCTGCTTTTACTACTTTAGTTAATGCTACATTAGATGCAAAAAGGGCTCAAGACTTACTTTCAATAGCCTTAGATACCTCGGCTGGTACTGGTGCTAATTTACAGGCAGTAACAGATGCTTTAGCGAAGGCAGCACTCGGAGAAAATGCCGCACTCGGTAAACTCGGAATTGGTTTGACTAAAGCCGAATTAAAAACAATGGATTTGGATAAAGTCACAAAATATTTAAGTAATAGATTTCAAGGCCAAGCAAAAATAGCAGCAGAGTCTTTTGCTGGCAAGATGGACATTTTAAGAGCAAAAACTCAAGATGCTAAAGAAATGATTGGCAAGGAATTAGTTGGTGCTTTAGATGCCGCTTTTGGCGACCCTGAGAAATATGGTAGCAGTATTGATAGCCTCGCTTCAAAAATATCTGGTTTAATTAAAGGTTTTAGTAAGTTTATTTTAATTACTAAAACAGGTTTACAAAATCCAACTCTATCCCCAGATGACCCTCGGTTTGAGTCTAAATTAAACTTAGCCGTACCTTTCAACCCTGTTTCAAGAACCATGGATGTAAAGGCTTACAAAGAGCAATTAAAGTTACAGGCAGAGGCAAAGAAGTTGGCAGCAGCAAGATTAGCCGCAATTGCCAAGGAAAAGGCTTTAGTTGCACAACAAAGAAAACTTGAAGAAGATCGAAATAAATTAGAAAAGATTTCTAGCATATTTGACATTGAACAAATACAAATTTTTGCAGCCCTTCAGGGTAAAGTTACAGAGCAAGAGAAACTAAGATTATCTTTACAGTTGGCTTTAATTCAGCAAAACGCAAGCGAAGCCGCTAAATTGGCAACCGAGTTAGTTAAGTCTCAATTACAAACTACTAACCTTGCTGAGGCTATTGCCAAATTACCTAAAGCGCTTTATCCGTTTGAGGGCTGGTCTAAAGATATTGATATTTTATTGCAGCAGATTATGTTGATGATGAAGTTGTTAAGTCAAATGCAAAACCCTCTTGCAGGAAAGCCGGTTGTAGGAACGCCTAGTTATTACACTGATTTAGCACAAACCTTAGTTGGTCGAGATGCTTATGCCGGTATGAGTGTTGCCGAAATTGCAAGAGAAAGATACAGGGAAAGCGGCGGTCTGTATGGCGGTATGGAGTCAAGACCAACTACTGTAATCAATGTTAATGGTGCAACTCAAGGTTTATTAGATGAATTGCGCAATGGTTTTATTAACTCATCCGCTTCAGGTTCGTTTTCTTCAATAAGTCCTTTCAGATAACATGTCATTACCTGTACTTAATGTAAGCCTAAATTTTTCTTCGGGCGCTACCTTCGGTAACCCATTTACAATCGGAGACCCTGTTAACGGTGTTCTAGGTACTGGTATTTTGTCAGATCAATCTGCACCTGCATTAGTTGTAGATTTAACAGATGTAACTAGAGCAATTAAAATAAATCGTGGTCGTAATATACCTCGAGACACTTATGAGGCAGGTACTTGCACCGTTCGTATCTTTGACCAAAATGGTAGATTCAATCCACAAAATACCAGTTCTGATCTTTATGGTTATTTAACACCATTAAGAAAACTTAGAATATCTGCTGAGTATAATGGTCAAGATTATTATTTGTTTAGTGGTTATACCACCGATTATGTTTATACATACGACCAAGCAGAAAATGTATCTTATGTGGACATTAACGCTTCAGACGCCTTTAGATTGTTTGCAATGGCTACAATCGGTACGGTTACAGGTCAAGCAGCGGGGCAAGATACAGGAACTAGAATTGCCAAGATATTAGATACTGTTGACTTCCCTGTTTCAATGCGGACTATTGATACTGGTAATTCATTAACTCAGGCTGACCCTGCAACTTCTAGAACCTCATTAGCAGCCATAGAAAATGTTGAAACTTCAGAGCAAGGTGCTTTCTTTATATCACCTGAGGGTAACGCTATATTTAAGAATAGATCAAACACAATATCCTCAGCAGGTGGTACACCTATTGACTTTAATCAAAGTGGTGGTATTCCTTATACGAATTTAATTTTTGCTTTTGATGATAAATTGATTGTCAATACCTGCTCTGCTACTCGTATTGGTGGCACTACTCAAACTAATATAGACCTTGATTCAGTTGCCACTTACTTCCCTCATGCAGTTTCATTTAGTGATCTAGTAATCCAGACAGATGCAGACGCAGCCAATATAGCCGCTATTTATGTGGGAACGAGATCAACTACCACTATTCGTATTGACCGTATGACTATTGACCTTTATGACCCTCTAGTGCCTAATGGCACTATTCTAGATTTAGACTATTTTGACAATGTTCTTATTTCCAATATACAGCCTGATTCTTCAGTCATTACCAAAAACTTGCAGATTCAGGGCGTTACATGGGATATAACACCGAACTCTTGGACTGGCACATTTACGACTCTTGAGCCAATAGTGGATGGGTTCATAATAGGCAATAGCACTTATGGAGTTATTGGCGAGGATATTCTCTCATATTGAGATATAATTAGACACTAAGGAGATCAAACATGGCAGCAGGATTAGGTTTTAAGACATTTAATACAGGTGATGTATTAAGCGCCGCAGATACTAACGGTTATTTAATGCAGGGCGTTTTGGTATTTGCCGACGCAGCAGCAAGAACGGCAGCAATTACCTCACCTCAAGAAGGTCAAATGTCTTTCTTAAAAGACACTAACTCAACAGAATACTACTCAGGTTCTGCATGGGTCGCAGTAGGTGGGTCAAGCGTACCAAGTTCTTTAGAATATGCTTCTGGTAAAAACAAAATTATTAACGGCGCTATGAATGTATGGCAAAGAGGAACTTCTTTTACTCTTGCCCAAGGTGATACATATACTGTAGACAGAATGGTTACTGGTATGTCCTCAATTTCTACTGGAACAATTACGGCTAGCCAGCAAGCATTTACGGCTGGTGCTGCCCCTGTTGCTGGTTATGAAAGCCAATACTTTTGGCGAATTGCTGGCTCAGGTTCAGTAACAGGATTAACTTATTTAGCAACAGACAACACTATTGAAGATGTTAGAACATTGGCTGGTCAAACTGTTACTTATTCCTTTTGGGGTAAGGCAGATTCAAACAGAACTCAAGCAGTAGAATTTCTTCAAGTTTTTGGAACAGGTGGTTCAAGTACAGTCACTACCAGTATGGGAAATGTTAACTTAACAACTTCTTGGCAAAGATTTACTTTAACTGTTACAGCACCAAGCGTTTCAGGTAAAACAATAGGCGCAGGCAATCATATTAGGTTGCGTTTATATCACCCACAAAATGTTGTATTTAATAATGATTTATGGGGTTTGCAATTAGAAGAAGGTTCAACCGCTACCGATTTCCAAACTGCAACAGGCACATTTCAAGGCGAATTAGCCGCTTGCCAAAGGTATTACTGGAGAGTTGGCGCATCAAACTCTGCTTTAGGTCAAGGTATGGCTCAAGCAACTACAGGTTCAGACCAATTTGTGACATTAAAAGTTACAATGAGAGCAACACCAACCACTTTAGATTTCGCTGATTTGTTAATTGGCGACGGCATAAATGCAGCAGTGGCTTTTACATCAGCAACAATTTTTGGTGGTGCAAATTCTGTTGGTGTTAATGGTTCTGCAAGTGGTTTAACACAATACAGAGTTTATAGTTTAAGAACTGGCGCAAGTGGTTATTTAGGAATTGGAGCGGAACTTTAATGAGCAACATTGAGGTAATTGAGAAAATTGACGAAGAAGGTGTAAAAACCGAATATGTAATTATTGATAGAGGTAACGGAGAATATACTTCTATGCTTAAATCAACTTATGATGAAATGATTGCTAAGCAAGAATTATTATCTAACTAATGAAGCCTTGGCTTTCCAAGGCGGCATCTCAGTTTAGAGATCAAGTCAATGCCACCTACCCAGATCGTGTTAAGCGCTTGGATGGGTGGATTGGTGATTTGCGTCACCAGTCTCGAGTCAGTCAACACAATCCCAATGATCGAGGCGAAGTCTGCGCATTGGATATTGACGCTCGCTTATCTGAAGAACAAGGAATTGCTATCTATCTGGCAGATCAGATACGACTTGCAGCAAAGCAAGGTGATCGACGCATACTTTATGTGATCTTTATGGGCAAGATTTGTAGCGCCAATTCTTTATGGCGTTGGAAAAAATACAGAGGATTAAACCCTCACTCAAAACATTTACATATTTCTTTCAAAGAAAACCAAGATGGCAAACCTTTTAACATACCACTACTAGGGGGAACAGATGAAGTTATCAAAAAAGCATAAGGCTGCAATTAAATCTTATTTAAGAGCAGTTGCCGCTTCAGGCATTACGGTTGCGTTGGCTATTGTGGCTGACATCCATCCTGCCTATGCAACATTATTAGGCGCTATCGTCGCCCCTATTGTTAAAGCCGTTGACCCTTCTTCAGGTACTGAAGTTGACTACGGAATCAATGCGAAATAATGGATGCTGCAAGTTGGGCTGGCTTAGCCGCCGCCGTCTCCGCCGTGCTGACATCTTTCTTTTTGGGTCTGCGTTATCTTATTAAAGGTTGGTTGTGGACTCTTACACCAAATAGCGGTTCAAGTCTTGCAGATAGATTAGCAAGAATAGAAACACGCCAAGAAGAATTACTGAGGATTGTCAGCGAAAGAAAGTAAACTTTACTTATGGCTCAAAAGAAAAAACGAAAGATAACACGCCGTAAAGGTAAGTTCAAACACGAAGAAGTTTTAACGCGTTTAGATGCTTATACTATCAGCGTTCGTGAGTATTACTTGAGCCTACGGCGAGCAGGTTTCCCAGTCGATCAGGCACTTGGTATGTGCGATAGAAACACATTTCCAGATTGGTTAATTCCAACGAGTCCTGAATTTGACCCTGTTAACCCAGACCATGACCCCTACGAAGATGAGGACTAATTGAAAAGAATCGCTTTTGTAAGTGATCTTCAAGTACCGTTTTTTAATGAGTTGGCAGTTAAGTCAGTTGGTAAGTTTTTAGCAAAATGGAATCCTCACCAGACTATTTGTATTGGTGATGAGATAGACCTTCCTCAATTAGGTGGGTTCAATGCTGGCACTATTGATGAAATGGTGGGCAATATACATGAAGATAGAAAACAAACTCAGGAAGTATTAACCTATTTAGGTGTTACAGATGTACTAGGAAGTAACCATGGAATCAGACTTTACAGATCAATTAAGAAAAGACTTCCCTCTTTCCTCAACTTACCCGAAATGCAGTATGAGCGTTTTATGGGATATGACAAACTCCAGATCAAATTCCACCCTTTCGGGCTTGACTGGGCGCACGGCTGGACAGCAGTTCATGGAGACGCTTTCCCTCTTAGCCAAGTACCTTCACAAACGGCTTTAAATGGGGCTAGAAGGCTTGGAAAGAGCGTGGTGTGTGGTCACACCCATAGACTAGGGGTTTCAGCCTTTACAGAGGCTTCTAGAGGGCAATTAGGGCGTACTGTATGGGGAGTAGAAGTCGGAAATATGGTTGATTTGAGCAGTTCAGGCATGGCGTATACCAGAGGCTACGCAAACTGGCAGACTGGCTTTGCTGTTGCTTATGTAAAAGAC